AGAGGTCGGCGAGCTGTACGCCAAGAAGATCAAATCAGCCCCCGATGGATGGAGCATTCAATTCAAACTTAATTCGGTCTCAACGGGGGACATCAAGGGCACCACAAGCCTCGTGCCAAGCCTCACCACAGCCCCCGTGAGGGTCGAGTCGGACTTCCCCGATCGCACCATCTGCCAGTCGATTTTGAACGCCATACAGGGCGCGTGGGACGCCCGCCAACCGTGGTCGCCGTACCCACAGGCAAAGGCCACAGGCAGGTTCGCAGCCAGCATCATCGCCACCCGCTGGAGCCTGCCAGAGGAGCAGGCAGCACGCATGCTGCAACGGTGGCTGGAGGCAGGCATTCTGGGGTACGACACCTGCGATCCAAAGGCCAAGCGCAAGGGGCTGGCGGTAAGGCGGAACAGTGGCGGAGAAGGGCGGAACAGTGGCGGAGAAGGGGTGCAGCAACCTGCTCCGCGGAACAGCGGCGGAACAGGAAGGGATTATTTTGATTAACCTAATCAATGACTTAGAATTGGCGGAGAAGGCGGAGAAGCAAATCGGCGGAGAAGGCGGAGAAGCAAACATGAATGCCAATGAAATCAATGGGATAGAGGCGGAAGAAGAAGGCGGAACAACCTCTATCCCCTTAGGGATAGAAAAGGCTGCTCCGCGGAGCGTCGCCTCCGCTGGGGCTCCGGCGAGCCCCGCTACGCAGCGGAAGGAGCGGACAAGGCGGGTCGGCGGACGGTCGTTCAAACGGCTTGAAAGCGAGGTGGACATCGCGCAGGATGGCCCGTGGCTTTTGGTGGCCGTCCCGCAGTGGAGCCGCGACGGCTGGCTGTCACTGAAGCTCTTTCGAGACGCCGAAGCACGCAAGCGATGCTGGTACCTCGGCTGCAAGGATGGCCTCATGGCACGCAACACAGACGCAGCACTGCTGGCCGCACATCACCCCGAACTGGTCGCATGGGTCGTTGAGTGTGCAACAGCGTATCAAACTGCTAATAACGATAACGTATAAGGGCGAACCCAAATGGCATCAAAACGAAATCAGTGGATGGGCGGACAGGTGTCGGCGGTGTGGCAAACAACCGAAGACCAGTACGCTGTCGGCACAGGGGCGCTGCTGGAGTTGGCCAAGCTGCAGGGGCAGATGGCGGACAAGTGGGGCGCCAACCGCCTGCCGCTGCTGGTGCCGGCCGAACTGCGCGAGAAGTTTCTGGCGCAAGGGCTCAAGGTCCACCGCGCTGAGTGGTACGGCACGCTGGACGACGTCCTGCTGCAGTGCCGGCGGATGACCAACGCGTGGCTGGCCCTCGACCGCGCTGCGACCGCGGCCGGTCACGGGCCACCGGATGCCGCCCTGTGGGAGGTGACGCGCTCAGACGGCCGCACAATGCGTCTGGCACGCACCGACGCCGATGTGCGCCGTGCGCCGGCCGGCGATGTGGTGTGGTCGGCCGAAGAGCTGGCCCGCATCGTCGAGATGTACGAGCGCGACAACGCGCTGTTCTCGGAGATCAAGCGCCAGTTCGCCGGCAGCACGGTGGTGAGCATCACGCCGACGCGCACGCCTGAGTTCGTGGCCGACGAGCCGGAGGCGATCCGCATCTAAACTGGATGCGATTTGGATCATGTTATTTGCACGAGGGTGTTGCGCCCTGCTGCTGGTTGTGGTGATATTGCTTCACCTGATTCGTTACCTACCGACTGGAGACCGACATGAAGCGCATCTACACGCTGCAGGACGCCCGCCTTGAGAAGCACTACGCGGAGCGCATCAGCCAGCCCAAGCCGACCCGCAAGTTCTACGTGGTGGACTGCCGCGGCGCAACGGCCATCAACCCAGTCAGCGAGAGCAAGGCTCACGCCTACGCGCAGGAGCTCAACGAGCTCTGCCCGTCCTACGCGCCGCATGCCGTTGTGCAGGTGTTCGCATGAGCGCCGCCCGCATCGCCCGCATCAAGGAGCTGTTTGCAAACGCAGTCTGGCTGGACGCCGGTCTGCGCCGCGACGACGGCTCGAAAGTGGATGCCGAAGAGCTTTCCCCCGCTGACGCCAACCTGACCGACGCCGAGCTGGACCGGCTTGAGCGCGAGCTTGCAGGTCTCGCGCAGGAATTGGCCGAGCACTATCGGTGCTGCGAAGACTGACCGCCGCCTGACCCAGCGCCAGCACGCCAGCGCCAGCCCGCATACGGCTGGCGCTTCGGCGTGCCCGCGCTCCACGCGGCCGCCCAGCAGGCCCTGCGGGCCGCTGGACGCCCGCGCCCTACCCGCGTGCCGCCCGCACGCCGATCGCCGCTCACGCGCCGTCTGGCGCGGTCCTGCAGCGCCTGCAGCCCGCCGACCGCCGTCAGCCCGTCGGCCCGTCGGCGCACCGCGCCCGACGCGCCGACTGTGGACAACCTGTGGGCAAGCTGGGGAGAAGCTGTGGACAGCCTGTGGATATCCTGTGGAAAACCTGTGGACGCTTTCGACCCCCCTGCCACCCCCCTGTGCAATAGGTTTAGGGTCCCAGTGGTGGTGTACTTTCGACAAATCGACATACCCCCACAAACTGCCAAAAAACCGGTTGGCCCACACAACCCCCCACCCCCTTCGCCCAAAACAGGGAGGGGGGGGGTAGCCCAAGGCAAAATTTGCCCTCTCACATTTATGTGCCTATATTGCACATAAATCCATTTTAAAGGGACGGTTATGGAAAATGAAGTTGTAGTTGCCAAGCGTGGTGTGGGCAGGCCTGCTCATGTTCCCAACAAGACGTTGCGTGATGTGGTGTTGCGTGCGGCTGGGATGGGTCTGCCGCAGGAGAGCATTGCGCGGATGATGAAGATTGGGTTGGTGACGTTGAGGAAGCATTACAAGGACGAGTTAGCCACTGGCAGCACTGAGGCCAACATGAAGGTGCTGGAGACGTTGTATTCGGTTGCGACGGACAAGGAGCATCGTGGCTGTGTGAGTGCTGCGATTTTCTGGACGAAGGTGAGAAGTGGTTGGCGTGAGGTCAGTCGCACGGAGCACACGGGTGCGGATGGCCAGCCGATTAAGGCGGAGGTATCTGCGGTGAGCAAGTTGGATGCGACGCAGATGACGCCTGAGCAGCGTGAGGCGTTGCGGGAGATTATTCGTCAGCAGTCGCAGGCGCAGGTGACCTCCAGCTTTGACGAGGCTGAGGAAGAGGAGGAGGAGGAGGATGATGAGGAGGACGAGCAGGATTTCGAGGATAGTGAAGGCCAAGATAAGTAGGCCGCCGTTATGGGTATTGATCTTGGCAACGGGATTGTCATTGATCCGGCGGCGCAGTTAAGGGAGCTTGACCGCGCCGACTGTGAGGAGAGCCTGTATGTATTTCTGCGTAATGCGTGGAAGTACATTGATCCGTCCACGTGGCGTGATGGGTGGCCGATTGAGGCTGTTGCCGAGCATTTGCAGGCTGTGGTGGATGGCGAGATCAAGCGGCTGATTATTAACATTCCGCCGCGCATGGGTAAGTCGTCGATTACCTCTGTGGCGTTGCCTGCGTGGACATGGGCGCAGAGCAATCGCAGCCCTACGTCTGGGCCCGGTGTGCAGTTTCTGCATGCCTCCTATGCCAATCAGTTGTCGCTCAGAGATTCGGTGAAGTGTCGCCGGCTGCTGGAGTCGCCGTGGTATCAGGGGCTGTGGGGCGATCGGTTTAAATTAAATTCCGACCAGAACACCAAGAGTCGATTTTCAAATGATCAGGGTGGTGAGCGGCTGATTACCTCGATTGGTGCCGCGGTGACTGGTGAGGGTGGCTCGATTATTGTGGTGGACGATCCCAACGCGGCCAATGAGGCATTTTCTGACGCGACCATTCAGACCACGATTGATTGGTGGGATGGGACGATGAGCACGCGTTTGAATGATGCCAAGACTGGTGCGTACATAATCATTCAGCAGCGTCTGGCTGAGGATGATTTGACTGGGCATATTTTGTCCAAGGACATGGGTGAGTGGACTCATTTGTGTTTGCCGATGAAGTACGAGCGCGACCGTGCGCGAGCGACGGTGATTGGGTGGGAGGATCCGCGGGAGGAGGAGGGTGAGCTTCTCTGGCCTGAGCGGTTTGGCGAGAAGGAGGTCAAGGCGCTGGAGTCTGCGCTGGGGCCGTTTTCTGCTGCCGGCCAGTTGCAGCAGCGGCCTGAGCCTGCAGGCGGCGGTGTGATCAAGCGTGAGTGGTGGCAGTTGTGGGAGGAGGAGGCGTTTCCGCCGATGGATTTTGTGGTGGCGTCACTGGACACCGCCTACACCACCAAGACGATGAATGATGCGTCGGCCTTGACGGTGTGGGGAGTATTTAGTTCTGACACCAAGGCTGTGTCGATGCGTGTGATGGATGCTGAGGGGCGTCCGATGTATTTGAACCGTGAGTATTCGGAGAGTGCGCCCAAGGTGATGATGATGTATGCGTGGCAGGCGCGGCTGGAGCTGCATGAGCTGGTGGAGAAGGTGGCCAAAACCTGCAAGAGTTTGAAGGTGGATAAGCTGCTGGTGGAGAACAAGGCCGCCGGCATTTCGGTGGCGCAGGAGATTCGGCGCCTGTATGGGCACGAGAAGTTTGCTGTGCAGTTATTTGACCCCAAGAGTCAGGACAAGCTGTCGCGCCTGTATTCGGTGCAGCATTTGTTTGCTGAGGGGATGATTTTCTCGCCCGATCGCACGTGGTCTGAGATGGTGATTACGCAGGTGGGGCAATTCCCCAAGGGCAAGCACGATGACTTGGTGGACACGGTGTCGATGGCGCTGCGGCATTTGCGCGAACTGGGGATGATGGTGCGCGGGCCTGAGCGCATGGCGGAGCTGGAGTCGCAGGTTATTTACCCCGGCAAGCAATCAGAGCCGTTATATCCGGCGTAAGGAGGTTGAGATGGAGAGGATTTTGGCCAACGCGACCGTTGAGGCTTTGGAAAACGGGATATGCCAGTTGTGGAATGTCGAGGTGACCGGTGTGGCACCTTTCCAGCACAAGCGAACCTATACTTTGGCGGGCAAAACAGATAATAATGCCGCACAAGAGGGACTTCGTCTATTTGTTGAAGAGATGGAAAATTTGAGGGACGCTGCCTCAAAAGGATAACGCTATGCCGCTCACGCCCGGTCTGATGGGGAATATCCGCCAACAAGGCCCTGCCGATCCGCAAATGCCGGAGGAGCAGGACATCATCGTTGAGATGGCCGACGAAGACGGCGATGTCCCTGAGATTGATGACAAGGGGGCAATCCTGAAGATTGAGCACGGTGATGGTTCTGTCACCGTGTCATTGGATGGGCGGCCGATTGAAGAGGCTGGCGAGCAGGGCCCCAGCGAGTGGTTTGAGAACCTTGCTGAGAAGATTGATCAGGATGAACTCTCGCGCATTGCAGGCGATCTGATGCGCGGCATCTCTGATGATTTGGAGTCGCGCCGCGACTGGGTTGAAGAGCGTGCGCTGGGCATCAAGCTCTTGGGGCTCAAGGTCGAGATCCCCGGCATTCAGGGCGCTGCAGACGGCGCTCCCGTTGAGGGCATGAGCAAGGTGCGCCACCCGCTGCTGCTGGAGGCTGTGCTGCGCTTTCAGGCCAACGCCCGATCGGAGCTGCTGCCCACTGACGGCCCTGTGAAGATCCGCAACGACGACAACAATGCGGAGCTTAAAGAAGATCAGATGGCCAACGCGCTTGAGCGCGATTTGAACCACTACCTGACGGCTGTTGCCACAGAGTATTACCCCGACACCGATCGCATGCTTTTGATGCTGGGCTTTGGCGGCACCTCGTTCAAGAAGGTGTACTTCTGCCCGCTGCGTAATCGGCCGGTGTCTGAGACGATTGACGCTGATGATCTGATCGTCAAC